TGACTATGTGCCCAAGGAACCGAAATACCCGGCAGGGCGGCCGAAGAAAACGCCGTTGGAGCGGCTGCGGAAGAAGCAGGCGATTAGGAGAGCCAAGGCGCTTACCATGCAGCAGCTGCGCGTCGTAACGAGAATCAAGTCGATGTTATACTTGTCCTCGAAAGGATGTGAGGAGTGCCGTGAGCGCGACCCGAGGAAACTTGAGTATGACCATATTGACCCGTCTGAAAAGAAGCGCGGTGTCTCTCGCTATATTACCGACGGCTATTCGTGGTCGTCTGATATCCTGCGTGCCGAGATCCGGAAATGCCGAATACTCTGTGCCAACTGCCACCGGGTTCACACCATCAAACAGCAGGGGTACTACGCCTCTGACGCAGTAAAAACGGCGCTTGACAAACTTTCTAAGAAGTATGGATTTAAACCATAAGGAGCAAGTACAATGAGTCTGTCGAAAGATTCCACCATAAAAGAAGTGTTCGAGTTTATCAAGAACCCCGAGGTCGACGTGCAGGTGCAGACTATCGCGATCAGCGACAACCTCGATACCTGCGCGCAGTACATGGTCCTGATACAGGGCAAGCAGAAGACCGCGCGCGTGATCATGGCGAACCTGATGGCTACTATTCAGGAAATGCATGATCTGGCAGAGAAGACGGTCGAAGGAGTGCCGAGTGACGAATCCAAAATCATCCTACACTAACCTGACGCGAATGCAGCGGATCTACGTTGATTCGCGCTTGGCGGGGATGAGTCAGGTAGCGGCGGCGACCGCGGCGGGTGCGTCTGAGCCCAGAACTGAGTGCTGGCGGCTCGAGAAGAACGAGTCGGTGCAGGCTGTGATGGTCGACCGCATGCAAAAAACAGCTGATGAGGTGGATTTCTCGCGAAAAGAAGCTCATGAGATGTATATGGACGCGTACCGCAACGCTGATACAGCGATGGAACAGGTTGCGGCCGTGAATGCCATGGTAAAATTGCACGGTCTCGAGAAACCGAAGGTGCTGGAGATTAAACACGATCACAGTCACCACGGGCAGCTTGAGTTCATGCCGACGGATAAGCTCATGGAGCTCGCCGGCATGGTTGACGGACTCGTCTTGGAAGGCGAGTATGAGGAAGTTGAGGCTGTTCCCCAATTGGGACCACCAGAGGTCACGGATGACAACACAGCAGACACGACAAAACTGCCAACGGTGTCGCAAGACTACTAGCCATCTCGATGGGAAGTGTCTGGAGTGCGAGCATCGCGAGGCGCTGGAGCGCGTGGAGGTTACGAAACTCGCGCGTAACCACGATAATTCGCTCGCCGGCCAGCGGCAGGCCGCGAAAAAGCGCGCCCGGGCGGAAGGCCGCGAAAAAGCCTCCGAAACGCTACTGTTGAACTCGCAACAGCGCGCCCAGCAGGAAGTTTACAAGCGCGAACTCGCAAAAAGGCACCTTTTGGCGTTCGTGCTGCGGTACGAGCCCAATTACAAGGCTGGCTGGGTCCACAAAGTGATCTGCGCGAAGCTGATGCAGTTCTCGCAGGACGTCGTTGATGGAAAATCACCCCGGCTGATGATTACGATGCCGCCACGCCACGGAAAATCGCTGTTGGCGTCGCAATATTTCCCCGCTTGGCACCTGGGTAACAACCCGAGCCACGAATTCATCAACACGTCGTACGCGCAGGCGCTGCAGATGGACTTTTCGCGCAAAATTCAAGAACTGATCCGTTCTCCCGACTATGGCCTGCTTTTCGATGGCCTGTCGATCATGAAAAACAACGAAGCGATCGAACGCTGGGGCCTGGCTGATAAGATGGGCCTGCGCACCGGGGGAGGAATCCTGGCGGCCGGTGTCGGCGGCCCAATAACCGGTCGCGGCGCCAATATCCTGCTGATCGACGACCCTGTGAAGAACCGCGAAGAGGCAGAATCGATAACGGTCAGGGAAGGAGCCAAGTCTTGGTACAGTTCCACGGCTTACACCCGGTTGGCCCCCGGTGGCGGTGTGCTGGTGATTCAAACCAGGTGGCATGACGACGATTTGTCAGGCTGGCTGCTGTCGGAAATGCGCGAAGCCGAGCTGGAAATGCGCGAGTTGGGCGAGTGGCCGGATGATGCTGACAGGTGGGAGGTCATCGACTTCCCGGCGATCGCCACCCACGATGAGAAGTACCGGCGCAAGGGCGAGGCTTTGCACGCCGAGCGTTACCCACTCAACGCGCTCCGGAAAATTAAACGCGCCCAGGCCCCCCGCGATTGGGCCGCGCTGTACCAGCAGAACCCGCAAGTAGAAGAGGGTGCTTATTTCAGTAAAAAGATGATACGCTACTACACTTCGAACCCTCCGCATTACATGGATATTTACTGTGCGGGGGATTTGGCGATTTCGAAGAAGGAGCAAGCGGACTTTTCGGTGTTCCTTGTTGTCGGAGTTGATGAGCATGAGAACATCTACGTACTCGAAGAATATCGAGGACGGGGATGGGGAACCACGGAGATCATTGATACGATGATCGAGATACACAAGAAGTGGAACCCGAGACGATTCGGACTTGAAAGCGGACATATTTCGTTGACCATGGAAGATTCGATCAATGCGCGAATACGGAAAGAGAAGTTGTACGAGATGTATATCGAGCCACTAAAGCCCGGTAAAGCAGACAAAGAACTTCGCGGCAGAGCAATACAGGGCTTAATGTCGCAAGGTAAAGTTTTCTGGCCCCAAGGAGCCCTGTGGGTTGACGAGTTTCTGAATGAGTTACTTCGTTTCCCGAACGGTGTCAAAGACGATCGCGTCGATGCGGCAGCGTGGATAGGTAAAATGCTTGTGAGGCAGCAGTACATTGGTACTGGTCGACCGAAGACAGACCGGACCAAAAGCTGGAAGAAAAAACTCGCAGGGTATGTGACTGGTAGCAAACCAGATAATGACGCAATGGCGGCATAATGAGCAGACAACTTAAGTACTATCGTGTTATCCTTTGGGGGATGAACTGCGCGCTCGCTAATTGGGGCGATGCGGCGTTCCGCGAAATTGCCCTCGCCTGGCTCGGTGTAAAAGAGCAGCAACCCGATAATCACCTGGCTAAGGCAGCATAAATGACACTCAATTCCTTTAACTCGTTCGGCGGCGACGCTCCGAAAGAGGTTGATCCAAAAAATATCCTCGCGCAGTCGAGCGAGGCCGACAAGGTAGTACATAACCAGTGGGCGTCGTACATTCGCGCGCGCGATGCGGGTCACCTTGACTACGTTAAGGAGGCGCGTAAGTTTGATGAGTTTTATATCGGCAATCAGTGGGAGGCAGAAGTTTCCCAGCAGCTGGATGCACAGAAGCGACCTCATCACACCGTAAACCTGGTTCTGTCGACCGTTAACGCGGTCACGGGTGAATACATTCGTTCACGGCAGGACATCTCGTTCGCGCCCGCCGGCAAGGGCGCACACGCGGACACAGCGCACTCTCTCCGGTTCCTGTTTAAGCAGATCGCGAACAACAACGACTCTGAGCAGCGCGAGAAGATGGTATTCATGGACGGCCTGATTCAGGACCGCGGATACTTCTACTACTACCTCGACTTCGCCGATAACATGCAGGGCGAGGTCCGAGAACTGATTGTTGATCCGACCGACGTCATCATCGACCCCGGCGCGAAAGAATACGACCCATCAACGTGGTCTGAGGTTTTCATTTCCCGGTGGATGACTCCGGACGAAATTGGAGCATTATATGGTGAAGAGTTCAGAGATAAAGTTGACCTTGCCGCCGCTAACGGCACTTTTGGGCACGACTCACTTGAATGGGAAGCCCCTAACTTCAGTGGAAACCATTACAATAGCGAACTCTTCTACCAATCCCCGGAAGAAGACGTCAAGCGCGTCAAACGACTCAGAGTCATTGAAAGGCAATACAAGCGACTCGCACGTACAGCGTTTTTCGTTGACCAAGAAACTGGTGATATGCGACGAGTCCCCGACCACTGGGGCAAACAAAAAGTTGCAGAATTCGCTGAACGCCTTGATCTCCACATACTGTGGAAAGCTGAACGAAGAATACGCCAGACAATTACTGCTGACCGGATCCTGTTACATGATGACTGGTCTTTGTTCGACCGAATATCCCTCATTCCCTACTTCCCCTATTTCCGGCGCGGTCGTCCGTTCGGACTCGTCCGTAACCTGATCTCTCCGCAGGAGATGCTGAATAAAGTTACGAGCCAAGAGCTACATGTCGTCAACACCACGGCAAACTCTGGCTGGATGTTCCGCTCCGGCACGCTCGTCAATATGGATGCCGACGACCTGGCTAAGCAAGGTGCGAAGACTGGTCTAGTCATTGAGTACGAGGGCGAAATTGCCCCACAAAAGATAACAGCCAACTCGATACCGACGGGCCTCGACCAGATCTCGGCGAAAGCTGGGACGTTCTTCCGCGAGATCTCGGGCGTCAACGAAGCAATGCTTGGCGCAGGACGTTCTGACTCCTCGAAGGCGCTTGATAACCGCCGGAAGGGTGGTCTGGTTCAACAGGAAATTATTTTCGATAATCTAGACTACACACGCAAACTCCGTGCGCGGCTGATGCTGCACATGGTTCAGACCTACTACACAGAGACTCGCCTGATCCAGGTGTTCGAGAAGAACGAAGACGGTGACGATGTACAGACAGAAGTGACGCTGAATCAGCCTGTCAACGTGCTCGACGAGGATACGCAGGAATCTGTGGACCAGATCCAAAATGACCTCACCCTCGGCGAATACTCCATTGTGGTCAGCAATCTACCTCGACGCGATACGTATGATGAGGTAGTATTCGACCAATTGGTTTCAATGCGCGAGGCCGGGGTGCAGATTCCGGATCACGTACTGGTCGAGAACTCACAGCTTCCGAACAGCAAGGAAGTCGCTGAGATCATCAAAGGCATTCAAGGACTAGCTGCTCCGACTCCGGAAGAGCTGGAACGGGCCGCGACGCTGGACGATCTCCAGATGCGGGCCCTGGAAGCCGAGGTGCTGGATAAAGAAGCGTCTGCCCAGGAACGCATGGCGAACGCGCAGAAGGCGATAGCAGAAGCCGGCGCGGCCGGGCAGAAGATTGAAACTGAGCAGATGAAGATCGGCACCGAAGCACGAGTTGAGCTCGAGAAGATACAGTCGAGTGAGCGGATGGGGCAGTTGGACCTGATCACGCGCATCCAGCTGATGCAGGTTAAGACTGGGAGCGCGGAGACGGTCTCGCAGATTAACTCGATGACGAAACGAACAGACTCTGGGCTGAAGCGTCAAACAGAACTAGAGAAGGCACTCATTAACTTAAAGGCGAAACCTACAAATGCCAGCAAAAAAACCAAGTAAACTAAGAGGTGGCTTGCGCACACCTACGTCCCCACCGAAGATAATCAAGCGGAAAAAAGGGATAGTAGAGTCTGAGACAGCCAAAGAGTTGAAGCGCAGGCTCGCTGAAAGGCTGAAGTAACTGGCTGGAAACAAACCACTAAGGCAAACGGCTAGCCTTAATAGCTGAAAATAAATCGCCCACGAAGGCGTTAAGGAGCAGGACATGGTTAGTAAAGTCGACCCCAATGAGGGCCTCGCAGCTGATGCTGCGCTCGCAGAAGACCTGGGTGATCTAGACGCCCGTCAAAAAGACCAACTCGCCTACTACGGCGGAGACGAGGATGACCTCGGTCTCGATGAATCCGCTGACCGCGGTGATAACCTAACCGAAGAAACCGAAGACGAGGACCGCGGCGATGAAGCCAAAGAAGAAGAAGAAGAAGCAGATGCCGACGACGATACCGCCGATGCCGACGATGAAGAGGCCGACGATGAAGCCGCTGACGATGGCGATGAAGAGGATTCTGAAGACGAAGTAGAAGAAGAGGAAGAGGAAGAGCCCGCCGCAAAGAAAGAGAAAGGCATCCCTCGCGCCCGCTTCAACGAAGTCAACACCCGCATGCGTCAGGCTGAAGCGGACCTTGCTGCCCTGAAAGCGCAGAAGGCTGCTGGCGAGGCTGCTGCTGTCGAGAAGTACGACTTCGACGCGGCCGAAGATGAATACATGGCGCTGCTGCTCGATGGTAAGACCAAAGACGCCGGCGCCAAGCGACGCGAGATTCGTGAGGCTGAAAAGGCTGACTTCAAGTCCGAGGCGAAAGCCGAGACCATGCAGGACGTTAGCGCTGGCCAGATGGAGCGGATAGTAAACTCTCTGTCACGCGAAGCGGAGAATATGTTCCCGGCGTTCAATCAGGACTCGGAGCAGTTCAACCCCGCGGCCGTGGCAAAAGCGCTCACGTTCATGCGCGGCTATCAGTCTGAAGGACTGTCTCCTGACGACGCATTTGTCGCCGCACTGGCCGATACCATTGAAATCTTTGACTTAGGAACTGAGCCACCTGGTGACGAAGTTACCAAGAAAGAGAAAGGGGGCAAAACCACCACGAACAAACCTCCTATCGTGAAGACCAAGGAGAAGATCGCCGCTTCGAAGAAGGCAGGCAAGACGCCCGCCGGTGAAGGCAAAGGTGCCGCAGATGCAGGCGCGACCGTGGTCGACATAGAGCAGTTGTCTGAAGAAGAACTGGAAGCTATGCCTGCCGCGACGCTTGCGCGCTTGCGGGGCGACTTCATGTAATGCTAACCGGACGGCAAGCCGGATTGATTGGGGGCTTTGATGCCCCCTTTCTTTTGTCGTAATGTCTTGCGAGTTAGTTGCGCATCTTACAACTAACTCGCAATATGTTGCGTGTTCACACGGAGTGAACAGTGCCGGAACGTGAACAGGGTTGACAATAAGTGCCACGCTGGCGCATAATCAAGCTTCGTCCAATCCCGGGACGTTAAACACAGGTGGAGTCGCTCTCCTGAAACGCGAAATTACGGCAGCCCGCCGGTAAATCAAGGCAGACAACCCGGGCAATAATGCCCATAATTTCGTTTTTCGTTAATCTTTGGAGAGTCAATAATGACTGTAACAAACTTTAATGCGCTCACGACAGAGCAGAAGACCGTATGGGCGAAGACCGTCTGGAAGCAAGCACGTAATTTTGCTTTCACGACCAAATTCGCCGGTTCAGGTCCGAACGCTATGATCCAGCGCATAACGGAACTCACGAAATCTGAGAAGGGAACCCGCGCGGTAATCACTCTCGTAGCTGATCTTGAAGGAGACGGCATCGGTGGCGATAACCAGTTGGAAGGCAATGAAGAAGAGATTAAGGCTTATGACCAAGTCATACAGCTTGACCAGCTTCGAACAGCTAACCGGCACAAGGGTAAATTGGCGGACCAGAAATCGGTCGTCAACTTCCGTGAACAGTCCCGTGATGTTCTAGCATACTGGCTGGCCGATCGAATTGATCAGCTTGCCTTCCTCACGATGTCTGGCGTTTCCTATGCCACCACGAACCGAGGCGCAACCCGTGCATCCAGCACGTTTGCCAACCTTGAATTCGCGGCTGATGTAGTTGTTCCGTCGACCAATCGTCATCTCCAGTGGGACGCCACCCTGGGCTTAATCCCCACGGATCTGGCAACCCTGACAGCTGCTAACGACATGCCGAGTTGGGCGATGTTGGTAGAAGCCAAAGCACTGGCAAAAGAGAAGTACATTCGTGGAATTAAGGGCCCAGGCGGCCAAGAGTTCTACCATGTCTTCATGACGCCGACTGGAATGGCGAAACTTCGCCAAGACTCTGATTACCTGGCAAACGTCCGAAATGCTGGCGTACGCGGTGGTGGAAATGAATTGTTCAAAGGAACTGATACCGTAATGGTTGATGGCCTGATGATTCATGAATACCGTCACGTATTCAACAACTCGGCTCTGCCGGATGGTTCACGCGCCGGTGCGTCTAACGACGTAACGTATCAACGAACGCTGTTTGTAGGTGCGCAAGCACTTGGAATGGCCGACATTGGTTCGCCGGAATGGGTGGAGAAGGGGTTCGACTATGATAACCAACAGGGTATCAGCCTCGGCAAGATCTTCGGATTCTTGAAACCTCAGTTCCATTCGAACCTCGATGGCACGACAGAGGACTTCGGTCTTCTGGTCATCGACAACGCGATAGGAGGTAACGACTAATGGCTATCTTGATTCCTGACACTCGTCAGACAGTTCTGGTTGCAACGGTCGCCTTCGGTTTTGCAGACTTGGCCGCATCTGGGGTTGGCACAGTAGCTCTTGCTCTCCCTCAGGGCGCGGTCGTAACTGGTGGTCAGATGGTCATCGACACAGCATTTAACGGATCGGTATCCGTTGGCGCTGAAATCGGTGACGCTGGCTCCGC